ACGAAAAACTGTAGGAATGGGAGACACCCTTAAAACTGTGAAAGGAGACAAAAAATGAGGTTTAAAAGATTTATGCCATGTTATGCACCAGATGGAGGCACCGGAGGCGGCGAAGGAGCAGGGACAGGAAACGCCGGCGCCGGACAGCCATCGCAGCAGACAGCCCAGCAGGGAGGCCAGGCACCAGCAATCGACTATGACCGGATCGCCCAGATCCTGGAGGGAAAACAGGCGGCAACGGAGGACAGCGTCCTTAAAGGGTATTTCAAGCAGCAGGGGCTTTCCAAAGAGGAAATGGACCAGGCAATCGCAACCTTTAAGCAGCAGAAGGCTGCCAGTCAGCCGGATGTAAATGCCCTGACCCAGCAGGCAGCCCAAGCTCAGGCAGAGGCAAGGCAGGCACAGATTCAGAGCGCTGCAACCATGGCGGCGGTATCCCTTGGCATTGATGCCAAGACAATCCCCTATGTCCTTAAGATGGCAGACCTCAGCCAGGTAATGGGCCAGGATGGGAAAATCAATGATGAAGCAATGAAACAGGCGCTTAACAAGGTGCTGGAGGATGTACCGGCATTAAAGCCCCAGGCGGCAGGTTCCACCGGATTTGTCCAGGTGGGTGCAGCCAGCGGACAGCAGCAGGCCGGGACGTCTGATGATGCCTTAAAAGCAGCATTTGGACTTACTTAAAGAAAGAGAGGATCTAACACATGGCAGTATATGATTATGCAACAACGTTTACGCAGCTTCTCCAGCAGAAGTATGCGAAAGAACTTTGTTCTGATGCGCTGGCTCAGAGCAATCAGCAGGTAAAATTTATCAATGCCCAGACCATCAAGCTCCCCAGGATGACGGTATCCGGCTACAAGGATCATACCAGGACACCCGGCTTTAATGCAGGAACACTGGGAAATGACTGGGAGGCCAAGAAGCTGGAGCATGACAGAGATGTAGAGTTCTGGATTGACCCCATGGACATTGACGAAACAAACCTCACTCTATCTGTAGCGAATATTCAGAATACGTTTGAGACAGAGCAGGCGATTCCGGAGAAGGACAGCTACCGTTTCAGCAAGCTCCATGCAGAGCTTACTACATATTCCGGAAGGATTGATTCCACTGTGGTCACAGCGGCCAATTTCCTGGAAGCATTTGATACAGAAATGGCGTACATGGACGAGGCTGGCGTACCAGAGGAAGGCAGAATCCTTTATGTGACGCCCTCCATGCGTAAGATCGTAAAAGAGGCAGAAGGCCTTCAGCGGGTCATTTCCGTAAACACTCCATCTACGATCAATCGGAAAGTACACAGCCTGGATGATGTGGCGATCAAGATGGTGCCATCTGCCAGGATGAAGACAAAGTACAATTTTACCGATGGATGCGTAGCGGCAGAGGACGCAAAGCAGATCAACTGGATCCTGATCCATACCTCCTGCGTGGTGTGCCGGGATAAATACAGCTATATCAAGCTGTTTACACCAGGGACGGACTCCAGAACGGCGGACGGATACCTGTACCAGAACCGCTGCTACGGGGATCTGTTCCTCCTGGAGAAGAAGGTAGAAGGATGTGCAATGAATGTGAACGCATCGGAGTGACAGAATGAGAAAGGATAAGGCATGAGAGCTATTAAAGGAAATAAGGAATATATCATTGATGAGAGTCAGAAGAAAGCATACCAGGACAGTGGTTTTGACATCATGGATGATGATGGGAAAGTGATCGGATACGGCCGTGGAAAAACAGTTCCTTTTGAAGACTACATGAATGCGGTTAAAGAGATCGAACGTCTCCAGGGCTTAGCTGCTGAAAAACAGGCTGAAAACGAAGCATTGAAAGCGGAAAATGCTTCACTCCGGGCCGCAAAGCAGGAAGTAAGTAAGAAAGCAGAAAATAAAAAGGCTGGTGAGTAAATATGGCTTATGAACCATATGCCACCCCGGAATATTACCAGGACACCTATAACGGCAGCATGATCCCGGCGGATCAGCTCGAGAAGGCGCTCCGCGAGGCATCCCGCCATATTGATTCCCTGACCTACAATCGGATTGTAGGCCGGGGAATGTCTTTGTTGACGCCATTCCAGCAGGATGTTATCCGGGAGGTAGTCTGCCAGCAGGCGGATTTTGAGTACGAAAATGCGGATGAGATCAGCACGATCCTGCAAGGCTACAGCATCAACGGCGTATCAGCTCAGTTTGGTAGCTCCTGGAATGTATTTACAGGCAATGGCGTTGCCATGAAGCGCGATACATATGCTTTGCTGTGTCAGACGGGCCTGTGCTGCCGGTTAGCGAGGTGAGGCCATGAAATATCCATGCTTAGTGCCGAAACGGCTCTGTAGGACGGATATACACGTTCATCTGGAGTCTGAAGGCACAGACAACCATGGCCAGCCGGAGAAAGTCCTTGACCTGGATCTAAAATGCAACTTCCAGGACCGGGCCAAGACCATTCTCACAGCGGAGAAGAAACTGGTGCAGATTACTGGTACCTCCTTGATACCAGGGGACATTGCCCCAGACTGGCCGACGATCAGCGGCGGAAGCGTGATCGTATTTGGAGAGGAGCGCCGGATCCAGCAGGGGACGAAGAACCGGAACCCGGACGGAACAGTGAACTTTTGCACGCTGGAGGTGGTCTGATGCAGGTGAGATCCACAGTGAAACTGAATATGGCCAGGATCCAGCAGTTGTCTCAGGCGGCTGTGACAGCCCTGGAGAAGACTGGCGAGGCCCTGCATACAGAGGTTGTACAGGCACAGGTCATGCCATTCGATACAGGCCATTTGCAGGAGGATGCTACTTTTGCGGATTACAGCGAATCTTCGCAGGGGAAAGTATCACTGGTAACAAGCACACCATATGCCCGGAGGCTGTACTACCATCCGGAATACAACTTCCAGACGGATGAAAACCCTAATGCAAAAGGGCAGTGGTTTGGAGATTGGCTGCCGGGAGGAAGCAAGGCGGATTTTGTTCCTAAAGCTTTTAAAGAGAATTATAAAAAGGCAGGTGGTGTGTGATGCTGACCGTAGATGATATCAGAGGATATATAGCCGGTCTTGGGGAGTATAACATGGTGTACATTGGCAAGATGGACAATAAGAGGGAACATTCCATAGGCGTATATCCGCGGAAAGCTTCCGGACAGCCTGTGACGGCCCTGGGAGGCCCACAGTACAGCTCCTATGATATCCGGCGTATATCCCTGTTGGTCCACTGGGATAAGGATGTACGGGCCTCAGAACAGGCGGCCTATGAATTATTTGAGAAACTTAGAAATGTATCCGGCCTGATGATAGGTGATACCCATGTTAACCAGATCAGTCTTAAGGTACCTGAACCGCAGCCGGTAGGTACAGATGATAACGGGGTATACGAGTATGTAATCTGGCTGGATTTTGTATATCAGAGAAAGTGAGGGATAAGAGATGGCAGAAGCAGCAGGAAAAGTCTATCCGGTACACAACAATGAGTTTAAATTCGGGACCAAAGGCATGACCAGCGCAGATGAGGATATGGTAGTACCGGCAGACCTTGAAAATTTTGCTCCGTCTATTGATGGAACGGTAGAGGAATGGTATGCCATGGACGCAAAAGGCTGGGCCAAGTCGGCTATGACAGGAAAGAAGCTGTCATTTGCTTTTAAGGGTAAGAGATCTGTGGGAGATCCCGGAAATGACTACATTGCAGGGCTTGCATGGAAATTCGGGCAGGACGTTATGACGAAATTTGAGTGGGTCATGGTATCCGGCGCAAAGCTGGCCTGCACCGTAGTTGTCAATGTAACCACACCCGGAGGTGGAGATACCACGAATATTGATACTTTGGAATTTGAGGTAACGTGTTACGGAGCCCCAACATTTACCCCGGCGCAGGCGTCAGGAGTATGAAGAGGAGGAACAAGAAGTGGCAAAAAGAGTAGATATTACAGAAAAATTAAGCTTTGATGAGAATCCTTGCCTTGTAATCAAGGGAAAGGAATTGGAAGTTAATACAGATGCCCCGACTATGCTTAAGGTGATGGGAATTATGTCCAATGATGATTCGGGAACAAAGGAAATCATTGATGCTTATGAGCTTGTCTTTCCTCAGGCGTCACGGGATGTAATCGAAAAGGAATTGAAGTTAAACTTTAATGATCTGATTATTGTGGTACAGGAAGCCTTTAATTTGGTTCTGGGAGAAGATAACAAGCCGGGAGAGCACTGACCCGTACTACGACCTTTTTGAGGACTGGGATCTGATCGTTTCCAGCTTTCTGTCGCAGTACGGGTTGAGAATAAGGACGAAAGACTTTGAGACAGTCTCCTGGGATGAGTTTAAAGCGCTTATCGCTGGATTATCCCCGGAGACAGCTCTGGGCCGGGTGGTGGCCATCCGGTCTGAAACAGATAAGAATGTTATCAAGCATTTTTCCAGAGACCAGCACCGGATCTATGATGCCTGGCAGGAGCGTGGGGCCAAGGAAATGAACCAGAAAACTTTTGAGCGGGAAATGGCTGATCTGGAGCATATGCTTGCGGCCATGTGCGGAGGTGGTTGAAATTGAAAAGATAAAGATGGAAAAGGTCCGGTGCCCTTACTGTGGGCATCCGGTCAATGCAGTAAAGAGTAAAGATGCCCGATGCCAGGGCGTCTTTTTTAAGTGCAAAAATAAAGATTGCAGAAAAGAATTTGAGTTAAAGATCTAAGACGCTGTGCCGATGTGCCTGTCTTGTGAAAAGGGCAGGTGAAAAAATGGCAGCTGACAGCGTTGGCCAGATCGGACTTGATCTGGTCGTAAATAAAAACGATTTTGATAAACAGATGGCAGGCATTCAGGGGCTTGCTAAAAAGGCGGGTGCGGCCCTTGCTGCCGCATTTGCAGTAAAAAAGCTGGTAGATTTCGGGGCCCAGTGCATTGAACTTGGCTCTGACCTTCAGGAAGTCCAGAACGTGGTAGACGTGACATTCCCCCGGATGTCAAAGCAAGTGGATGAATTTGCCAAGAATGCAGCCGCTTCCTTCGGCCTGTCAGAGACCATGGCGAAAAAGTTCGCCGGTACATCCGGGGCCATGGCGAAAGCATTCGGATTCAGTGAACAGGCTGCCTATGAGATGGCTACAACCCTTACCGGATTGGCGGGGGATGTAGCCTCTTTCTATAACATCAGCCAGGATGAGGCCTATACTAAGCTGAAATCTGTCTTTACGGGTGAAACGGAATCCCTGAAGGATTTGGGCGTGGTTATGACTCAAAGCGCCCTTGATGCGTATGCACTGGCAAATGGATACAGTAAGACTACGGCAAAAATGTCTGAGATGGAAAAGGTGGCCCTGCGGTATAAGTTTGTGCAGGATCAGCTTTCCTTGGCTTCCGGTGATTTTATCAGGACTTCTGACGGATGGGCGAATCAGGTAAGAGTTTTACAACTCCAGTTTGATTCACTGAAAGCCACAATCGGCCAGGGCCTGATTAACGTCCTGACGCCGGTTATTAAGGTAATCAATACCATTATTGGTAAGCTGATGAGCCTGGCAAACGCTTTTAAGGCTTTTACGGAAATGATTACCGGCAAGGGATCATCGGGCGGAGGAGCCAGCGCAGCCGCTGCAGGGATGGAGGCTGTGGCACAGTCGGCAGATAAGGCCAATGCTGCTGCAGGTGGAGCAGGAAGCGCCGCAAAAAAAGCTGCCAAGGACATGAAAAGTATCACTACAGGGATTGATGAGTTGAACATCATCAGTCCTGATACTGGATCAGATAGTGGTGGGTCGGGTGGCGGAGCTGCCGGAGGGTATGATGCAGATCAGTTCGACATGGGGGAGGTTGATACCTCCGCCATGGATGCCATGGACAGTAAGTACCAGGCACTGATCGACAGGGCCAAGGAACTTAAAAATCTGTTTACAGCTGGCTTTTGGGATGGATTTGGGGATACTACGGTATTTGATAACATCCTTACATCTGTTGATCGTATCAAGCAGAGCTTGGGAGAGATATTCACAGCCCCGGAGGTGCTGACAGCTGCAAATTCCTTTGCAGATCAGTTTTCCTTTAGTCTGGGGCAGGTGGCCGGATCAGTAGCGG